CTTTTTTTCCATCTTTTTAGCTGCAACCATAGCAGGATGGAAAGTAGCAGCAGAAGGAGTAAGTCCTTCTCCCTCAACAAGACCTTCAACTTCAGAAAGTTTATCTTCTAGTGGCCCTAGTTTAAGTTTCTTTTCTTGTAAGCTTAGTAGCGTTTCTCCCTTTTCAACCTCTCTGCCATCACCAGGAAAACCATAAGGACTTTCTACTTTGTCGTCTTCTACTTGGTCTGGAGGAGTTTTAGGATCAAAGTGTACAGTTTCAGTCACACCATCTGGCAAAGTTGTAGGCTCAATACTAAGAGGAAATTTTTGTCTTGCAAATAAAACATCTGTAATTTGTCCATAGGCGGCAAGAACTTTAGTCTTAGTTATTTTAATAAATACACGAGAACGCTCTGCTTCTGTAAACTGAACATTAGGACTATATAAGCCCCTATAATTTCTATAGGATTGTAGCCACCGTTCCTCATCAAATCGACGCCAATCCTTTGACCTTTTAAATCGGCCTTCAATAAAAGAAATTAAAGAAGCTAATTCTGTGTCTTTAGTTTCATCATCTAAAACTACAGGATGGGTATCTTCAAAATTTGTATCGTCCATATTTTAATATCCAAAGGTTGCGTCAGAAGGCAAGTATCTATCTGACATATGTTCCATAGTAAAATCAAATATTCCTCTACGGGGCCTACTCATAACACCATATCGTAATGCATCATACAAATGGTCTTCTGCTTTAGTGTTTACATCTTCAGGATTTCTAGGATCAAGGGGAATAACAGGTAATTGAGAAACCAGATTAGTACAATTATGAAAAATTGTCATTCCTGGTATATCGTCCTCATCAAAATCATCTTGAATTTGTAGCCTTCGATGTATTTCATTTTTTCCTGAGATTCTACTTCCAGCACTTCGATCACTTGGTCGCCATCTGCAGCCCTGTAAAATCATTTGTTCTGCAAGACTTGGCCCAGTATCTCCCCTACGATGCCAGCAAGAACTATCTAATACTCCATAAAGTATTGTACCATCATCTTCTTCAAGATGCAAGACTTTATTTGCTAAATCTTTTGCTAATACTTTAGATACGTATAACTCTCTATATATAATTAATTGACCATCGGGAGCAACACAAAACCAAAGAACAGCACTATAAGAACCATATCCATAATCACAAGCCCTGAACTTGGGCCAATTTTTTGGAATATCAAATGGATCAATGACATGAATTGTTCTATTAAATTCAGGAAATGCAGCACCTTCTGCTACATCCCAATTCCCTTCTAAAAGTCTCTTTCGTTGGTTTTCCGGCAAGGATAGAAGCATCGTTTCATAGTCGCCGCTTTTAGCCAAAAACGGATTATCAAATAATTTTGCCGGAATAAACTTTCTATTAAAAAGATACTGNCCTTCTTTAGTATGCCCTTTTGGATACATTAAGANATTTCCGTTTTCATCTGTAGCGGCAAAGGATTTACCTACAGGAGAAGGATCAATAAAATATTTCTTTACCCATACATGTCCTGCACCACCTGGATTTGTTGTAGCCCTCATATACACAGGCAAATCAGGTGCAGTAGACCTCAAACGAGAACGAAGATAATCCCACGCAAAAGCTGTGGGCCATTGTGTGAGTTCGTCAAAGCCAATCCAACAAAAGGACAATCCCTGATAGCGTAGTACGTCATCATCTCTATCTAGATATGACAGCCACAGTCTTCCGCCACTGGGAGAGGTCCACTGCATCTTTCGTTCCGACCATTTTATGCCGGGAATAATCTTAGGATATAGTTCTTGTGATTTCCAAACTAGTTCCCTTAATTCTTCTGTGGTTCTACGCAATAGTAGACCAGAAAACTGTGAATGTCCTAGATAGCGCAAGGGATCAGCTAGCATTGCGTAGCTTTTTCCTCCACCTGCTGCCCCACCGTATAGTACTTCTCGCTCTGAAGAGGCTAAAAAGTCTGTCTGTGGCCCCTTATTGGGCCTAAATAAAATATTGTGCGTTTCTTCTATTGGTGATTCATTTAATTCTTTAACAACAACTTCAGGCTTGGGNTGCGGAATTTCTTTCTGTTTCTTTTTTCGCCCCTGTACGTCTGCTCTCAATTTCTTCAAATTTTTGGAGGGTTTCTTCGTACTTTTTAAGCCATATTTTATATGTTGCTGCCTTACTCTTCCGTTGCCGTTCTTTTTGGATTCGCTTTCTAAGACCAATGTGGGAAATTTCTCTTCCTGTTCTGCCACTTAACCACCCCGCAACTTCTCTATATGAATATTCTCTTAGATATTCTTTTGCTAGCTCCAATGCTTCCAATTCTTCTACAATAGGAACTAAGAGCTTGTCATCTTCTTCGTGTTCCTTGTATCCAAAAGGAATTGTTCTGCTAATTCTTGGTATTTCCAACCATTCATTATCATCTTTTAGCCCAACAGGATCGGGCATTTTAAAATAACCTAAATCACGCACGATCATTCTTTGGTGGTAGAAGCATGATACCATTAGGCGTAGATACTTCTACCTTATCTGTCTTTTGAATACCAATACGATCTAAAAGTTCTTTGGCTGCATTTAATCTATGCTGATTTCCTAATTCAGAGGGCCGTTCTAATACATTAATCATAGCTCTTGCTGCTCTTGGAGCATTCATAGCAAGGTATTCTCTTGTAAGTTCAAGTACTTCATCCTTTAAAGACCGCAAAACCTCTGAGGGGTTTGTAGTTTCACTATATCCTGCAAGTCTTTTTGCTTTAGTGTAATCCCCATCTGCTTCATCAAACAAAACTTGTAGAAATGTCTGTTGTTTTGTAGTAAGTTCTCTCACTTTCTTAAACTCCTATCTCCAAACCACCATGCTACAGCAGTAGTAGTAAGGAACATTATCTGATTTGACAATTCTCTGACAACCTGTGGGTCTTCGTGTACAACAAAGAAAATATATCCAGAAAAACCAAGTAAACCAAAAGTAAGAACAGGTCTTACAAAACGTAAAATAGCTGCAATTACTGGCATAGTAGGACCATAAGATGCATCATGAGAATAAGAAGCTGTTTTAATATCAGAATCAGCTTTGACTAAAGCAATAGCTTGTTCACTTTCTAGTTCTGTACTTCGTGCAGAAATCTGCAGTTCTTGTAGTTTTATTTCTTGTGTAAACTCAATTTCTATTTGTTTAAGTTCTTGCCGTTTTTCTACGTACCGACCAACTGTACCTACTAAACTACCTATAATACCAGTAGCACCACCAGATAAAACCGAAGCAATAATTTCAAACATANAAATCTCCTACCATGTTGCAAAAAAGTCACGATTATCTACGTGTACAAACGTATTATAGTTTATTCCAAAGCCTTTAAANCCTGCTAGTTTACCAGCAGAAAGTATAGCATCTTTGTTTAGTCCTTGTAAAGAAATATCAAAAGCAGTAGAAGGACTATTCTTTGTAGCCCTATGTTGGCTCTTAGGCGCACCACCCACATGTACATTATGTATCGGGCATCTAGCAGCACTATTAATAATTACTGGACGCTGTAAAATATCTCGCAATCTTTGTAGTTTATCAATAGCTTCATCTTGAATGAAAATATTATTACAACCACATTTGCATTTTAATTCTGACCACAAGAAAGAATTACTTGCATATTTCATTTCTTTTTCTTTTTCCTATGTATGCCTGCAATTTCACGATTATTAATTATGTATCTTTGAAAAAGAACAACAAGAGACAGGATACCCACAAGCGCAGCAATCATCATGTTTAAATCGCCACCTATAACAAAATTCCAAAAGGAAGTAAATATCCCTCCTCCAATACTTATATCATCAATAGTTTCCGCTTTAAAAGACATACTACTACTTCCTCTACTTAAACAGTTTCATTTCTTTTACACTCCCCCCTGCAGTATAGGAATGTTTCTTGCCTTTGTGCGAACCACCATGCATCATTTGTGGACGTTTAATCATACCTCCTTTATTCTTAATATATTTTCTTGTATCTCTATGTTTAAATGTATCACGACCTTGTTCATTTTTTCCCATATACATGTAGTCATTTGCTGTTTTTTCAGTTAATCGTCCTTCTTTTATTGCTTTATTAAATGCATTTATAGATTCATTACGCATATTTTGTTCTGAACTACTTTTTCTTTTAGCTGGTCTTACTGNAGTTTTTCGTCTAGGCTTTTTTAGAACGGGGACATTTGGATCGGCAACCTTAGGCCCTATCTCCTTAAATTTGAGTGGACCGGGCCAACCTCTTTCGGCCATATATTGCTCCTCTGCTGCTTCTCTATAGTCATCACGGATTCTGGCTTTTTCTTTAGATGTTCTTCCAGTTTTGCCAGAACGTATGTCATCATCTACAGTAAGTTTTCCCATACCTTCTTCACGAGCTTGCTCAAATTTGGGTCTATCCTTAATAGCTTTATTAATTTTACCAATGTCTTTTCCGGTTACGACACTTTCTGGCTTTTTTCTTTCTCTAAGAATTAGTGTACGAAGTTTCTTTAGTTCTGATAAATCAAAACTAGCAGATAAATCTTCAACAGATAATTTATGAAAAAATTTCAATGCTGCTGTTATTGCTGTAGCTTTTCCCATTATACTTTCCTCTTTTTAAAATTTTTAAGTTCATTT